GCTCTTTGCACAATTTCTGGTGAAAAAAGGGGATAATCCAATTGACAAGTTCTTGCAAGTATGCCTACAGCTTCCTGGAATCGTTCATTAAACTAAAATAGAGGATGAAAATGGGTCAGCATCACAGCATGTATGGCAAGGCATGGCAGATCGCCCGCAGGACGTTCCTGCTGGCCCATCCCTTCTGCGCCCTTTGCGGGAAGCCGCTTCGCGGAGCCGACGCCATAGTTGACCATATCAAGCCCCACAGAGGCGACTGGAAGCTTTTCTGGGACGAGAGCAACTGGCAGGCGCTGTGCAAGCGGTGCCATGACAGCCACAAGCAGCGGCAGGAGCATGGCGGCTATCTCGGCGGGTGCGACACGAACGGCATGCCGGTAGATCCCATGCATCCGTGGAACACGATGGAGGTGAAGTGATGGGTGCAAGAGGAAAGAAGCCGGAGCTGGCTATGAAGATGGCCCCGCAGGCCGGACAGCAGAAGAAGCGGACGCCTCCGCAGACGCTTGGCCTGCTTGGCCGGGCGCTGTGGGAGCAGATTGTGGGCCAGTATCCCGACGGCTACTTCTTGGCCGGCGACTGGCCGCTGGTGCAGGCGTACTGTGCGGAATGGGAACGCTATGAAAGGGCCCAGGCCCGGCTCCTTGCCGAGGGCGAGGTCATCGAAACGCCCACCGGAGCCATCAAGCGCAACCCCTGGCACGACGTTCTGGTGGCGTCGTCCAACACGCTCGGCATGCTGGCCGTCAAGCTCCGCCTGTGCGTCAACGCCCGCGAGAAGAATTCCAAGGCTTCCGTGGCCGGAAAGCGTCCCAGCGAGACGGCAAGCTCCCGGGCGGGGCTCATGTTTGGCGCTGACGACATGCCGGAGGCCATTCAGTGACGCGGGGCGAAAAGGTCATTGCATTTATCGAGACGCTGAAGGCCCCCGACGGCATGCTGGTTGGCCAGCCCATCAAGCTGAGAGACTGGCAGAAGGACGCCATCCGCCAGGTCTATGACCCTGTGGACGAGCATGGAAAACGCATCTGCCGGCAGGCCATTTTCACTCTCGCACGCAAGAATGGAAAAACGGCCGTAGTGGCCGGCCTCTGCCTGGCGCACCTTTGCGGGCCGGAAGCCATCCGCAACGGACAGCTCTATTCCGTGGCGTTCGACCGCGAACAGGCCGGCATTATTTTCAAATACATGGCCGCGATGATCTACCAGGATGAGGAATTGAGCCAGCAGCTCAATATCGTTGAATCGCGAAAGAAGATTTTCGACCCCATTTCCGGCTCTGAATACGTTGCGCTGTCGGCCGAGACGCACGGCAAGCACGGCAAAAGCTCGTCCTTCATCGTTTTCGACGAGCTGGCCCAGTTTGGGGCCGACCGGGAGCTGTACGACATTATGATGACCTCCCGAGGCGCTCACGAAGAGCCTCTGGTGTGGGTCATCAGCACCCAGGCGTCGTCTGACATGGCCGTCTTGTCGGAGCTTGTGGACTACGGCAAGAAGGTCAATGCCGGGGAAATCGTCGATCCCAAGACGAAAGCCTTCGTCTATGAGGTTCCCATGTCCGACGACCCCTGGGACGAGGCCAATTGGTACAAGGCCAATCCGGCCTTGGGCGACTTCCGCTCTCTTGACGAGATTAGGGAGACCGCCGCAAGGGCGAAGAGGATGCCTTCCGCCGAAGCGGCCTTCCGCAACCTCTACCTGAACCAGAGGGTGGACGGCGCGGCCCATTTCATCACTCCGTCCGTCTGGAAGGCCAATGGAGGGGAGCCGGACGAGAGCCTTTTCGAGGATCTGCCCGTCTACGGCGGGCTCGACCTGTCTGCAAAAAACGACTTGACCGCCCTGGAGCTGGTATGCCGCGACGGCGATGGCGTATGGCACGTCATGAGCCACTTCTGGACGCCGAAGGAAGGCATCTCCGACCGCTCCGACCGCGACAGGACGCCCTACGACCTGTGGGCCAGGCAGGGGTTCCTGCATACCACCCCATCCCGCACTATCGACTACGACTTTGTCGCATGGCAGATCAAGGAACTCCATAAAAAGATGCACATTGCCGGCATAAAGTTCGACAGATGGCGCATTGACGACCTTATCAGGGCCCTCCGCAATGCAGGAGTCGAGTGCTGGATCGACGGAAAAGAGGAGCCGTATCCAGGCGGCCTCCGCCTAATCATGCATGGCCAGGGCTACCAGGACATGAATCCGGCCGTCGAGGCTCTTGAAGATGCACTTTCTGAAGGAAAATTGCGTCATGGGATGCATCCCGTATTGACAATGTGCGCCAGCAATGTGAGAGTCCAGCAGGATCCTTCGGGGAACCGGAAATTTGACAAGATCAAGTCAACGGGCCGCATAGACGGCATTGTGGCCCTTGCAATGGCGATTAATGGCGCAGTCGGCGGGGAGCCCGAAAGCGGCGAATTCTTCGCGGAAGTGTGGTGATTATGTTCGATTTTTTCCGTAAAAAAGCGAAAAAAGAGGAGAAATCGTTCAAATACGACGATTTTGTCTCTCTTTTTAGCCCTGCGGCGATTTCGGCCTCCGGCGAACCGATCACGCCCATGCGGTCGCTTGAATGCGCCACCGTGCTGGCCTGCGTGAGGCTTCTCGCCAACGGCATCGCCCAGGTGCCCTTCCGGCTGTTCAAGCAGAAGCGCGACATCCGCAATCCCGCAGTGGATCACCCTCTCTACGACCTGCTGTATATCGCCCCGAACGATTTCCAGACGGCCTTCGAGTTCTGGCACATGGTGATGATGCACCTCTGCCTGACCGGGAATGCCTTTGTCTGGATAAACCGGGCCACCGACGGCCGGGTGCTTGAGCTTCTGCCCTATCCTCCCGGCACCGTCACCATCCAGCGCGACGGCTGGGAGGTGTCATACAGCATTCAGACTGTGGACAAGAAGTTCATCACCATCCCTGCCCAGGACATGTGGCACATCAAATGGCTTGCATGGGACGGGGTTCGCGGCCTGTCCGCCGTCCAGATGGCCCGCGACGCCATTGGCCTTGCCCTGGCGCTGGACAGCCACGGCTCGACGTCTTTTAAAAACGGTTCCCGCATCGGCGGCATCCTCACGGTCGCCCAGCGCCTGAACGAGGAGCAACGGAAGTCTCTTAGGGAAACCTGGCAGTCCACCTTCGGCGGTTCTTCCGAGTCCGGCAAGGTCGCCGTCCTGGGCGCGGACATGAAATACCAGGCCATTCAGGCCACCAACGACGTCAGTCAGTACGACCAGAGCCGCCGCTACCAGGTCGAGGAAATTTGCCGGGCGTTTGGCGTTGACCCGGTGATGATCGGCTATGCAGACAAGACTGCGACTTTTGCTTCCGTGGAGCAGAAGAGCATTCAGCATGTTGTATATACTTTAGGCCCGTGGTATGCATGTCTTGAGAAGAGCGCAAATAAATGGCTTTTGACGAAGTCTGAACGCTCGAAAGGGTTCTATTTCAAGTTCAACGTCAATGCCCTGCTTCGCGGCGCAAGCGCAGACAGGGCGAGTTTCTATACGCAGCTGTACAATGTTGGCGCATTAAGTCCCAACGAGATCCGCGAACTGGAGGACATGAATCCCTACGAGGGCGGAGACGAGCATCGCGTTCCCATGAACATGGTCGAACCTGGCACGGAACCGCAGGATCTTGTGGAGGAGGCCAAGCCCTCCAAGGAGAAGACGGATGAAAATGAATAGGTCGCAGTGCCGGCTTGAAATAAAATCCGCTGAACCTCAGGCCGAAGACGGCCTCATGCGGTTCTCCGGCTATGGTGCCGTTTTCGGTAATATCGACTCCTACGGAGACATCATCGAAAAAGGCGCTTTTGCAAAAACTATCAAAGAGTTTAAAGAATCCGGTCGCTGGCCCGCAATGCTGTCCCAGCATGGCGGGTGGGGTCTGACAGCAAAAGACATGACGCCTGTTGGCGTCTGGACTGAGATGAAAGAAGACGATCACGGCCTGTACGTCGAGGGCGTCCTTGCCGACACTGAAAGAGGCCGTGAACTATATACCTTAATGAAAATGCAGCCGAGGCCCGCAATAGACGGCATGTCTATTGGCTTCTACTGCACTGACTTCAAGGACGAAAAGAAGGACGGCGAGACTATCCGCCACATCACTGGCGTTGACCTTGTCGAGCTGTCTTTAGTCACCTTCCCCGCCAACGGCGAAGCCCGTGTCGGCGAGGTGAAATCTGAAGATCTTTCCATCCGCGACGCCGAGCACGCCCTGCGCGACGCAGGCTTCAGCCGTGCGGAGGCGAAGCGGATACTGGCAGAAGGTTTTTCAAGCTCCACGTCTCTGCGGGATGCAGAAGCGAAGGACGACACGTCTGAACTTGCGGAGCTTCTCCGCAGAAACA